GCGGTCATTTCAGGCTCCTATGAGTTTGCGGCGGGCGAAGTTCGCGTTCGCGATCACGCGCGGACGTTGGTCGTTGGGGATTTTGGTTTCGGAGAGGATGATCTCGCAGGCGTCGACCGCCTCGCGATAATGGCCGGCCCAGTAGGCGTTGATCGCCAGTTCATCGAGGATGCCGTATTGGTAGACCCAGGGCTCCACGAAGAGCCCGGCCGGAACCGCGAGCGCGGCACCGCTTTTCGCGAACTGGAATCCGAGTTCGAACTGGTTACGCAGCCGGCAATACCGCGCCGCTCCGTGGGATGCCTCCGCGCGATCGGGAGACGCTTCACGCGCGGCCCGATACGCGTCCAGAACCTGCTGCTCGACATGCTCCAGGCCTTCCCGGAGCCGCGCCGCGTTGAGCAGTGAGACGTAGACCTCGCTTTGCCAGAAGCCTTGGCTCGCGCGTGCGAGGTAGTGCCGCAGCGCCAGGCGCGGTTCGCCGGCATCCCGCCACGACTGCGCCAGGTAGAACGTGTAGCGCGAGACCATGAACGGATCGGTCTCGGTCTCCAGCGCCTTCGTCAGCGCCAGAGCGTCCTTGCGATACTTCCCGGGATCCTGCCGCCGCGCGCCGTCGTTCGTGACGCGGATCGTGAGCGGCAGATGTTCGGATGATGTCGCGCCCTCGGCCTCGGGGAACTCGTGCAGGACGCCCCGGTAGCGCCAGTTCAGTCGGTTGCTGAACAGTTGCGTGCGCTGGTAGCGGAGCGGCGCGAAGTCGATGTCCAGCGTGTAAGCGTCGGCGGTGAGCGGAGGCAGCGGGGGCGTTCCCTCGAGTACATCGTCGGCGTCGATGACCAGCGAATAGTCCGCCATGCCGCGCGCCAGTTCCAGCGCCTGCGTGCGGTTCGTGCCGAAGTCGACCCAAGGGCGTTCGTGGAGTTCGCCGGGGACGTCGTGCATCGTGTCGCGGATGATCGACTGGGTGCCGTCCGTGGAGCCGGTGTCGACGATCAGCCATGCGTCGATGAACGGCCGCACTGAGTCGAGGCAGCGGCGAATGACGTGCGCCTCGTTCTTGACGATCATTGTCAGGCAGACCGTCACGCCCGCCACCATACCCCCATGCCATCGATGAACTGGATCGGCGCCGCGACCCCCTGCGCCGTCCGGTAATCCGTCACCGCCCGCGCGCAGGGCGCCATGAAGTAGTCGTCAACGATGCAAATGCCGCCTGGTGACAGCTTCGGATACAGCGCATCAAGCGCCTGGATCGTGCTTTCGTACATGTCACCGTCGAGGCGCAGAATCGCGAGCCGTTCGATCGGCGCGGTGGGTAGCGTGTGCCTGAACCAGCCCTCAAGGACACGGACGCGGGTCAACAGCCCGTAGCGCGCGAAATTCGCCTCTACCTCGATGCGGCTGACCGCGAGTTGGTCGTAGGTGTGATGCCGATCACCCTCGTCCTGTGCCATGGACGGCCGGGGCAGCCCAACGAAACTGTCAGCCGCCCAGACGGTCCGATCCGCGCCGTGCGCTTCCAGGATCGCCGCCATGTAGATGCACGCGCCGCCGCGCCATACGCCGGTCTCGATGAAATCACCCGGCACGCCGGCCGCCAGAACGTCCTCACAGGCGTTCCGCAGTTGTCGCATCCGTTGGGCGCCGATCATCGTCAACGCCGTGGACGGCCAGTCTCGGCCCGCGGCGCGCACGTCTGGCCGGTAGACGCCATCGGACCACGGATCCATCGGCGGGTCGTTGCGCGACGCACCGGTGAGTTCGGCTTCCAGACGGTCCAGCATGTGTGCCGTCGCCTGCGCCTTCACGGCGGCGTAGTGCGGACCCGGCGGCGATTCCGCCGTGCCGCCCCAACGCGCGAGGAATTCCGGCGTAGACAGATGCGCGGTGCGGCGCACGCATTCGACGATCCGACCGGGCGGCACCGGACCGCCAAGAAGCCGGGACGCGGTATGGACCCGCTCCGGGCGTGTCGCGTTGAAATACCCCACCCAGAACGGCAGATCGACCAGAGCGTGGGTGCGGCCGATGCCCTCTGGCGCTGACACGGTGACGTCGATCGGAAAAAGCCGGTCGATCATGCGGCCGAGTTCTCCCCATGCTGTGTCGATGAACCAGTACGGGAACGCGGGCTCCATGAAGTGCCCGACCGCCTCCATCATGCGCCGCGTGATGACCGGATACGTCGGCTCGCCGGGGCTCAGCGTGGAATTCGCGAACGGCACGCCGATGCCACCCGGCAGCCGCGCCACGCCCTCGCGCATCCGTGCCGGCCAGTCAGGCGTCTCCATCAGCATGTCGTTGCCGATGAACCATAGGATGTCGCCGCGCGCCCGTTCGGCCAGCATGTTGAGTTTGACGCCAAGCGTGGGAGGACGCGGCCAGACGAAATAATGGATCAGATGGTCATTGCATGGCCGCACCGGCCACGCGGGGTCGTCGTCGTCGATCGCGACGAGGATCTCGTAGTCCCGATCACCGCCGGCCTGCTTGCGAAGCGACCATAGCAACCGCTCCAGCATCTCGGGGCGGCCGCGCTCGGGGATCAGGACGGAGATCAATATTCCATGCCGCTGTAGATGTTATACAAAGGCGGTCGCGTCATACCCTCGGGCATCCGCAAACGGGATATCTGAGTATTCGCGTTGCGTATCGTGTTGAGCGACGCCTTCGCCAGTCCCGCCGTCAGTTCGTTCATGATCGCGCCGGGATACAGCGCGCAAATTCGCATCGTCAGGTTGGTCCAGATCGCCTCGAAATACTCGGGCGGCAGGTTTACGTTGCTGTCCACGGTCGGGAACTGATTCAACGTGTCCTTGATGAGCACATGCAACTCGAAAATCCCCTGAACCTGGGGGATCGGCACCGGGTAGATGTATCCAATCGGGAACGCACTGTCGTAGAAGACCGCCTGCGGCCATGAAAGCAGCTTTTTCAGCGCGATCTGGCTGTAGTCTTCCATCGATTGGAGGATATCGAGCGGGAAATCGACGAAATTCGGCGAACCGTTCGTGTATTGGCGGAAATACGCCGCCTCCAGCCGATCCGGACGCGGGAAGTCGTAGTCCCCGCGCGTGCCGATCGAATACCGCTGCTGACCGCCGGTCGTTGGCACGAAAATATCCAGCAAATGCCAGATCAGCCAGCGTCGACGCGACCATTGCGCCAGCATTCCGTTCAACATGGCGAAAATGTCGCTGATATCCTGCGGCAAGATCGTCTGGCCGACGCCCAGGATACCGGCGGAACGCGCGGCGAGGTTCACCATGTCCCGCGCGGTGTAGGACTGGACGAACGAGCCGCCAATCGCGGTTTCCCCGATCGCGAGGGTGCCGATGGCGCCGCTCATTTCAGTGGCTGGTCCACGCGCTACCGTTGCAAAACACCGGCACCACGATCGCTCCAGAGCCCGTCAGCGCCGCGTTATAAGTCGGCGTCGTGGCATCCGTGACCATCAGCAACGCGCCCTTGTTGGCCGTCCCGCACGCCGGCAGCGTGGCCACCGTGTAGGACTTCAGCGGATAGTCCGTTTTCCCGGCGAACAGCGCGTTCCATTGGAGCGCAGAAAGGACCTGCTGGTATTGCAGGCCGGGATCGGTCTGACCCCAGCCAAAGCCGATCCCCGCGGTGAAGAAAGCGAGGGCGGCGAGAGTGCGCTTCATGAATTGTCCTGCCCGCGAAGTTCCTTGATCCGCGCCCGAAGCGCCGTGACTTGTGCCGGCGAGAATCCCGCTGCGAAATGGGCGCCAGCCGCATCTTTCGCGGCGGCCTGTGCTACATCTTCCATTGAAGTCGTATCGCCACTGACAGTCCCGCAAAGTTTGCGCATAATCTCTGAGGATGCCCAAATACTTCCGTTTTTGATCACGCCGCCTGCTCCCTTGGCTCCGTTGCCCGCTCCAGTTCGTCGCGCAACCGCGCCGCGCCCCACCGCTTGTCGGCGGTGACGCCCAGATCAGCGAGTTGCGCGCGAAGTTCGTCGATATCGTCGGCGGGCTTCGCGATCTGCGCCCGGAGCGCGTCGATCTCGTCCTGCATCGCCTTCATCTTGCGAAGCGACGCGAGTTCCGCCTCCAGCTTCGCCATGTTGTCGCCCGGGGCCGGCGCATCGAGCGCATCGCCCAACAGACGCCGCAGACGCACGGCGGACCACGAAGGATCAGCGGCGATGTTCATGTTCGAACAACGCGCGAGCAAGCCCTGGCGTTCTTCTTCAAGCTGCACCGAGGTCTTGCCGCCGGCGAGAACGCGCTCCTCCTCTTCCTCGCTGTTGACGATGACCTGAGTGTAGACCGTGCGCGTCTCGGTGACGTGCTTCTTGGACCCATCGCACAGATCGACGATCCGGTCTTCCGTCACCTCGCGCTCGTCGAGGCGCAGCATCTTCGGGTATTCCATGTAAGGCGTGGCGCCTTCCTCCGGGAGGATGCTCTTTTCGCGAAGCTGCTGGAGAGGCAGTTCGTACGGACCACCGGCGCGGAGGTATTTCATCTGAGACGCTTGAACGGGAGAGACGGCCATGGTTACTCCTGGGTTGATAAATGAACGGCGGCCCCGAAGGACCGCCGCTCCGTTTCGTCACACGATGTCCGCAACAACACAGCCCCATTCCGGCCTCACCCAAAGCGCGCCCCACACCACATCGAGACGCGTCCCGGTCTGGCCCGTGCCGATGATGTATTGCCGCACCATCAGCATCGACACGCCGTCGAGTTCGTGCCGCGCGCTTTCGACATTTGGCGGGATTTCGAGGTCGGCCGTCGCCATCGTCACGGTATCGGGAACGAAGGCGATGTTCTTGCGGTAGGCCGTGCTCGCCGGGCTCGCCAGCGCGATGGCGGCCGAGTTCGCCGGGCTCACGTCGACGGTCTGGTATTGCACATCGACGCCACCAGGTCCGGCGGGGATCAGCGCGGGATAGATGGAAATCGAGGTGCCGCTGGTCGCCACGTCCGCGAGCACAACGAACTGTCGCAACTGACCGTAAGACTGCTTCTCGATGCGGTTGACGCCATTCACCCCGGCGAAGGTGATGATGTCGCCCTTTTTCAGCGTGCCGGTGATCGCGTTGGTGGTGATCGTGGTCCCGGTCTGCCCCGCGCCGTTGACGGTGCCGGCGGAGAACGAACCGGGCGTGTGAACCAACACGGTCTGGTCCATCATCCAGTCGAAGCCCAGCGCGTTCTTCATCGAGCCGGAACGATACTGCTCGCTGATCTCGGTGGCCGGGTTGAACAGGCCGCCGAGCGCGCCAGCCACGCGGGCGTCCGTGAACGGATTGACCACCAGGCGATGGTTCATCATCGGCGCGGATTGCGTCGCCAGGATCGCGTTCGCGGTCAGGATCGTGGTGTTCGATGGCGAGACGATCGCGCTCGACACCTGGTTGTCGACGTAGTTGCAAACGCCGCCTTCCGCGCCCGACATGATGCCGACCGCGACCTTGCCAGCGAGGTTGTTGACCGCCGGCGCGAGGTAACGCTCGGCATAGTCGTCGACCTGCAACATCTGCTGGATCTGGCTGAACGACAGACCGACATTGTTCTGCGTCGCCATGGTCAGGGTGGTGTAGTTCTCAGCGGTATCCTGGAAGGAAATCGCCGAACCCGTTCCGACCGGGTAATCGACCGGCAGGCGGATGCGAAGCTGAGAACCGATTTTCGCGCCTTCACGGGCGAACTGGTCGTCGTACTGCGTGTTGATGTTTCGCATGAACGCGTTCGTGTTTTTCCACAAACGAACGGCCAGACGGGTTACCATGTCGATGGTTAGGAGGGTGTTAGCCACGTGAGTATCCTTCGGACGCGGCGCGAGCGATGCTCAAGCGCCAGACAAAACAGGACCCATCTCACTCGAAAGTTCTTGATGGGGACTTGGATTGCCGTTGCGTCGGAAGTATTTCGGTAGTCGCGCGTCGCAAGGGTCAGTATAGGCACGTTGCGCGGGTTTCAGTCCCGGTCTGGCTCGTTTGAACTCCGGCGGCGCCGGGGGTTGGGATTAAGTCTTAGAGCGGTGAGTGGCGAAGATTTGGTCGTGCCCACTCAGTTCATTGTTCAACGTCCCGCGAAGTTGGTGGTAAAGATGCGCGATCAGTTCAAGGCGGTCGACGTCTTCCTGAGTCGCAATTCGTTTGTTTCCTATAGTGACGTCATAAACGAGCGGCGGCGACCATCCGTTGATCTCGCTCACGCGTTCCTCCTCTTCCCGCCCAAACTCGGCGGCAGAACGCGATCCATCATCGCGTTCCATTCCTTCATGCTCATGTTCGCCGGGTAGTCATAGATCGTCGGTTCCGGCGCCACGCCAGATGCACGCACCCGGGTCGCGGGCGTCGGCGCGTTGCTGACCGGCTTCACGACCGGCCGGCTCAGTTCCACATCCAGGCGCCCGATCCGCGCCGCCATCGCCGCCGGCGGCTTGCTCAGCAGTTCCATTAGCGCGTCGGTGTCGTCGGCATAGTGCGCGAACAGTTTGGCCGGGTTCTCGGCTTCGGCGAGCGCCTGCAAGAACGCCTGGTTGTTTACCGCGCCAAGGCTGGTGAGCGTCGCCTTGGCCTGCTCCCATGCGTCCGCGCCCAGATCGCGCTTGCCGGTCGTGTCAATCTCGACAAGGCGTTGCGTGAACTGCCGCTCCTGGAGCAGTTGCGCGGCGCGTGCCTCGACGTCCTGCGTGGTGTCCTGGCGCGGCGCTGGCGGCGTCTCGTCGCCTTCGGGACGATTGGCCCGCAACAGCGCCTCGGCGGCCTCAGCGCGGCGTTCGGCGGCTTCCCTGGCCCGCGCTTCATCCGCCATCTTCCGCGTGAGGTTGGCGATGCGACGCTCGATTTTGTCGGGCTTTGGCGCCGGCTCGGGTTCAGGCGTCTGCTCCGTGGTTTGCGGCGGTTCCTGACCACCATCGCCGCCGCCGTCCGCCTGTGTCTGGGGTTCTGGCGTCGGGGGCGGTTCAGGCGTGGGATCGGCCGCCGGCGTGGTGTCGGTGATGGTTTCGCTCATTCAGGCTCCTGTAGTCGCGCGGCGCGGTGGCCGGATTACGAACGGACGGTGAAGTCCATTGGGAGGCGGACGCCTAAAGCCGAGAGCGGTTTTTCGCCGGCCGTAAAGAGCCAATCGTTCTTTTGCGTCAGCAGCATAGTTGCGGCATGGGCGGCCGACTTCTTGAATAATTCAGCAAGTCGCCATTCCCATTCAGTCGGCGGTCCAAATTGCGGCGGCGGCGGAACATACGGCTCCGGATCAATACCATGATCTTCCAGCAACTCACGAAGCCGGGCGATTTCAGCGCGAAGGCGGCGTGTGTATTCCATCACATAATGACCGTCTGAGCCTTGTTTTCCTCGTGTTCGATCAGATGCGCCAAAGTTCGCAGCGCCGCAGTGGCATTCTTCGTCGTAAGGTCACCCTTGATCGTGACATCAAGGGTATTTTTGTCTGTACTGGCCTCCAGCATGGTAAAGGATCGGTCCTGACTAACTTTGATGCGCCAGATCATCAATGCAGCAACCTCGACGGCATATGTTCCGCCGCCTTGCGCCGGTTGGCGCGCATGTCGTTGTCCTTGATCAGCGCGTCGGCGATCTCGGCCTTCATGTGCGGCGTGCAGACATCATCGGGCTGCGACAGGCAGTCCGTCAGTGCGAGACGCGCCTCCTCCAGCAGCATCGGCGCGATCTTCGCGACGAACGCGGTGCGGGCCTGTTTTTCGGTGAGCACTTCGCGTAACGTTTTCCACAGTTCGTTGTTCACGCTCATGTAGTGCTCGAAATGCGCCTGAGCCATCTGCACGGCCGTTTCCGCGATCATGCGGTGCGCGTTCAGGCCGGTGCCCTGGCCGGAAATGCGGGAGGGATCGCGGACCTCGCGCGTGCGGACGTGGGGAGCGGCGAGACGGCGTTGGGCGCGGTTCATCCGCCGATCCTCCGGCGATCGCCGCTGAAGTCCCGTGTCCAGTCGTGGGATTGCTTCGGGGTTTCGGATGTCGGTCGGGCGGCGAGACGGGCGCATTCCTCCCTGGCCGCATCCCGTTCATCTGTCCGCACCTTCAGCAGATCGTGGAGGCGGGTGATCTCCTCTTTCAACGCCTGCTCCCAGGGAACCTGAGACGCTATCGTCACATCCGTCTCCTCTCCCGGCACGCCCCAGGCCGGCATTTTCGTCTCCAGCGCCCCGTGGAGAGGCGCGAGATTATCGAAGATCCCCGCCAGAAGGGCGAAAGTATCGGTCCATGTTCCTTCTGTGATTTCCATCACGCACCCCCAACCATGGCCGCCTGCCGCCCGAGGTCAGGCACGCGGATCGGCAATTCCCCGCCAACGCCCTCGACGCCCTCCGGAACCGGCTGCGTCACCTCTTCCGTCAGATGCCCAACGACCGGGCCAAGATTGTCCTGCGAGTTCTGCCGCATTACCTGCGCCACCATCGCGGCCACCATCGGTTGCAGCGCCGCCATCACGATCGGGTCGTCTTTCATCAGATCCTTGACCACGGCGAGCCGCTTCGTGTCGGCGTCGAACGCCTTCACCACGGCATCCTGATCGTCGTTCTTTGCCTTGATCCGCTCCTCGGTCAATGCCTGCATGGCCTCGCTGAGCAGCTTCTCGCCGTTGAGACCCTTTTCGGTGGCCTGCTGGAGCTGCTTCTGGAGCAACGCGATGGCCTGCTGGGCCTGCGGATCGAGCCCCGGCTTCAACCGTTCGGCGATTTCATCGGCCAGCGGGAAGTCCGCGACCTTGAACAGCAGGTCGCCGATCTTGTCGATCAGCGCCGGCGCCTGGGTAAGAATCTGCACGATCGCGTTGAACGCCTCCTGGCGCTGCGTCGCGTAGTCCGGACCCACGTCGGACACGACCTCGTATGATCCAACGCGCGGGTTGAAGATGCGTTGGATCGCCTCGCCGATCTTCTTTTCGCGATGCGCCTCCGGGCTGTTGGGGTCCAGAAGGACCTCTTCCTCTTCGCCCTTGGCGTTGATGATCCGCGCGACCCGCTCGGTATCGTAGATGACCGGTATCCACTCCTTGACGATCACGCCCTGCCGGCGGATCGCGAGCGCCTGGTTGTCGATGAAGTGGTACGTGGCACGGTCGCCCATGCGCTGGCGCTCGTTAATCGCCTTGCCGGACCTCTCGTTGCCCGGCTCACCCATCATCGCTTCGAACTGGCCTGACGCGATCTGCATGTACTGCCGCGCCATTTGCGCGCCTTCCATGTAGACCGGCGCTCCGGTCGGCGGCTGCTGACGCTGCGGAGCCGGGATTTCGTTGCCCTCGTCGTCGCGATGGTTATAGGGCAGGAACGCGTGGTTTTCGACGTTGGCCGTCGACCAGTAGTCGTTCAGTCCTTCGAACGCGGCCGCCGGGCCGACGTAAGGCGTCTTGCTCTGCAGCGCGCCGTATTCGACGGATGCGGACCAGTTGTAGTTCTCCATCTGCTGCGCCGAGATCAACGCGCGAGTGTGGCCCTTGCGGTCCATCTGCCGGTCGATGACGGTCACCTCGCCGATCCATGGCACGAGCGGCACTGAGGTTCCGGGCAGTTCCTTGGTTTCTTCATCGATCAGATCGTTGCCGATGATGAGATACGACTTCACCGACTTGCGGATGATCGGCCGGCGCCGCAGCTTCGAGCCGTTGGCCTCATGCTCGGCTTCCCACTGCTTGATGAGCGCGTTCGGCACCTTGCTGGCGAATGTCACGGTTCCTTCATCGTCGCCCAGCAGTTCGTCCTTATCCTCGGTCACCTCGTAATAGGTGCATTCGCGGACATGCTCCTCGCGTATCCACCCGGAGTCCTCTCCGTCCACCGCGTTGGCCGTCGCGATCTTGTTCCGCAACCACGGATACTTCTCGACCACCTCGTCACGCGGCCTATCGGTGAACACGAAGCCGTAGCGCGCGTCCGATCCGTCCGGTTCCTGAGCATCGCAATCGAGCATGACGCACATGGGATCGTCGATGCCCCGGATGTAAATCTCCTGGTTGAACGCATCGGGACCGGGGATTGGGCTTGCCTCGACGTAATCGGATTCGACGATGGTCCAACCCAGGCCGGAGATGACCTGAAAACTGATCGCCTGCCCCTGCGCCATCTGTGCGTTGCTGATGTTGCTGATGTGGCGATACATGCCTTCGTAGACCTCGGCGGCTTCCGCCGTCGCACCGCCGCCGGTCGGACGATACTTCACCGCCGCCTTGTTCTGCTTGGCCTCGTTGATGATGTGCAGGTTGTGCTGCCGGGTTTCGTTGACCGTGAGGCTCGGCCGCTCGCCGCGTTGGCCGACCATGCCAACGGGCCATTGGTAGTTGTTGTAAACGTCGCCGTTGGCGAACTTGTAATCCTCGCGCCAGTTCTGACGGGCCACGTTCTCCCAGTCCTGGCACTTCTTGAAGCGTTTGTGCGCGCGTCGCACCACGGGATTCGTGGCATCGATCGCGCTGTCAACATCGTCGTCGGCGAGAGTGTCGGACAAGGCTATTTCTTACCCTTCGCCTTATCCGCGACACGCAAAGCAATCGCCACGGCTTGCTTCTGAGGCTTGCCCGCGTCCACTTCCTTGCGGATGTTGGACGATATGGTTTTGCGGGAGGCACCTTTCTTCAGAGGCATCACTGCTTCCCTCGTTTCGTCGTCGAAATACGCGCCGTTCCTTTGTTCACAGCCGCCATCTTCGCGGGGCCATACTTCGCCGTTGACGATTTCTTCACCACGTATTCGCCGCGTTGAGCCGGGATCATGCCGTCATCCTTGCCGATCGGCTTGCCGGCGGTGCTGGTGATCTTGCCGCCACGGGATTTACCAGCGGCCGGCGGGGCGTCAGGCTTCTTGCCGCTCGCGGCGTCCTCCACCTTCCGCGCGAACCCTTTGGCGAGCGCGTCCGCGCCGATCGCACGTTGAAACCATGGCGCGGCCGGTGGTTGATCGACTTTGCCGCCATCTGCGTAGCCACGGCGACGGGTCAACGCTTCACCGGAATCCGCTTCTCCGCGACGGTATGATCCACGCCGCGCGGAATGGGTGTCGACAATCGCGAGGGGGGATCGACGCGCCTTGGCGTGAGTGTATTGACGCCGGGGTCGACGCGGCGCTCGAACAGCGGCGACGGGCGGTCGGCGGAGATGGTGCGAGGTTCGCGGTCGAGTGTGGACATCACCCGTGCTCCAGATTGGAGGAAGTGGGAGGCAGAGGTCTGGCCTCCAGCGCCTTGCGCGCGTCGATCAAGGCGACCAGCGCCTCCTCCAACTGCGCCTGCCATGCCTTCGCCTCGCGGTGCGCGGCGGCCAGCATCTCATCCTGTTCGGCGATGCGCGCTTCGAGGATGGCGATCGGGTCCGCGTCCGGGTCCGGGAAGTGCGGCGGACGCTGGCCAAGCGCAGCGATCGGTGTGACGGGGAGGCTGGACATTCGAGCGGCGGCTCCGGTCACTCTCACCGTACCTTCTGCTTCGCCGCCGACACGTTGACCAGGCCGCCGCGATCCGGCTTCCACGCGGTCTTCAGCCCGTCGCCACGCGGCATGGTGTCACGGCCGCCGCCAGCCGGCGCGGTCTTGCCCGATTTGGGCGGCATCCACGCGGTTTTGAGGCCGTCGCCGGATACGCGGTCTGATCTACTGGCCATTGGGTGCGGTCCTTTCGTGATTGAGCGCGAGAACGAACGCGCGCGGCATTTGTGCGATCATCGCGGGCGCGGCGCCTTCATCGAGTGCGTTGGCCATGGCGTTCAGCGCGCCGGGATGCGCGGCCTTGGCGGCGGAACGGAAGTCGCGCAACGCCTGGACGTGTTCGATCGGCAGGGCGTGAAGCCAGTCGTGGAAGGGGGTCATTGGCGGCGAAGACCGAACTGTTCTGGATGAGCCTCGATATAACCGAAAGGGACCGGAATTCCTTGCCAATCGGTTGGCCAGTTTTCTTTGGTCAGCCCCAAGGCTTCAGCGCGACGCTGTGAGTCTTCCAGCGCATTAATTGCCGTTTTCCATTCACTCAGCTTCATATCAAAAATTGGCGTCATCGTCCCATCCACGTAGATGAACAACCATTCTGCGCGATACGCGAGGGAAGTACTGGCGGGAGCTTCGTGGTCAAACGCACGCCAAACGCTTGAACCCGCTGCTTGTCATCCATCATGGCCTCGAGGATTTCACTACTGGAGCGATATTTCGATAACCCAAAGCGCATGATATCGTCAGCAAGTCTTCTCGCTGCGTCGAATTGCAAAAGCAGCCCGTCATTCAGAAGCGTCGGCGCAACCCGGCGAACGTCATCAAGCAATTTTCCGAGTTCCGAAAGAGTCATCGTCCCATCCACGCCCCGCTCGGTCCGCTCGCCGGCTTGCGCGGCACGAACGCGGGGATTTTCGGTTTGGCCTCGTTCTCGGGATCGCGGGAGCCCTGGACGCCATGACCAAAACTGTCGGCGCCGTGACTCGCGCCGTCATGCACCGGTTCGGACCGCCACACGCCCATGTGCTCATTCCATTGGCGCCGATAGGCCCGCAGCTTCTTGATCCCGATCTCGCATCCCTGCGCATCGAAGAACGAACGCGGAAAAATGTTGCGGACAGCGGCGATACGGTCGGCCGGATTGGCGGCGGGGACGACAAAAATCGGTTTGATCCCGAGACCCGCGAGAAACATGCGGCGGGACTGGCCGCCGTTCGTCAGTTCGCGCACTTCGACGTCATGCGGGAGATAGTGCTTGCCGTAAACGTAAGGCTTGTTCAGGACGATGCGCGCGTAATGGTCCAGCCCAGGGCCGTTATCCTCGTGGTACTCGAGCCAACGCCATTCGCCGCCCGGTGACCGCTGAAACCACCAGATGGCGGTGCTGTCGTCCATGCCGAGGTCCCAGGCCGTGAACACAGGCAGGCGGGGATCGTATGTAACCTTTCTGATCCGCTCTTCATCACGTGCCGCGTCGAGCCATTTGGCATAGTAACTTCCACTGTTCGGCGCGTTGAACGAACATTCGAGTTCCTGGGCGAACTCTTCCTCGTCCAAGGTCTCGCGAAGGCGCTGCACCTGTTCGGTGTCGAGCGCGTTGGTCTTCTGCCATGGCAACAGAAAGCGCGCGGCGGTTGGGTCGTGGCCAGCTTCGTCGTATGCCGCCGCGAGGCGACCGTTCCCTTTTGGCGTGCCGATCTTGACGCGCGACCCGCTGTAATCCGACAGCATCGGTTCGACGACCATATCGAGACCGGACGCGATCACGTCGTCGGCTTCATCCTCGATCACTTCGTCAGCGTAACCGCCGCGCCAACTATCCGGCTGATCCATGCCGCCACACTGGTAGATGCCGCCGTTGGGCAGCACGATCCGCATCTCGGACTTGAATGGCACGGCGTCGGGGATCGATGCGGCCGCGCGAGCCACCTTGTCCCACAAGCCGGTCCGTTTCCACATCACCTGAGCCGGCAACACATGCACGACGCGTGGCGGATCGGCTTTGAGATTGCGTTTGGCGGGCGGAATGTGGCGACGGTCCTCAGTCAATGCCTTGCGCAGCCCGCGCCAGACAAACGCGGTCGACTTGCCGGCGCGACGATGGACCACTGCGACGATTGAGCGCGAGCGGTTCTCGATGAGCGGGATCTGCCAGGGACGCGGGGTAAAGGGGAGCGTGACGACCTGAGTTGTCATTCGGGTTTCGGCGTGTCCCAACGGTAGACGACCTCAGTGGCGAGCGGGCCACCATCAGCGCCAGTGTGCTCCTGCCGATCGCGCCACTTCGTCGGCTGCCGGTTCTTCAGCCACCACGATGCGGCCTGGGTGTCGGGTGGGTAATGCTTCGTGATCGGCGTAATGATCACCTCGCCTTGAAACGCCGTGATGTGAACTTCCGGGTGATTGTATCCGAGCGCTCGATGATACAGTTTCTCGGCGACCCGCCCGTCAGCATGTGCCTTCCCGCGCGCGCGAGCCTGAAAAAATTCGGGATGTTCGTTATCCCAGTTGTAAATTGTGCGAACGTCCACCTCGAAGAATGTCGCCATTTCCTCGTCAGTCAGGCCCAGCAACGTCAACCGCCGGGCCTGCTGCGGATAGTCAGGCTGATATTTTGAGGGGCGACCAGCCGGCATGGATCAAAGATGAAACCCGATGATCATCGTGCCAGACAGCGCCGCCGTGCCGATGTTGGTGAACACGGCGGTCGCGGTGCCGGTCCCATTGCTGATGCTCGTCACTTCCATTCCACCGTTCGGGAAGCCGGCGTTGTTCACGTTGGTCCCATTGTGAATCTGCACGCGCGGAATGCGATTGGTCGCGGCCACGCCGGAGTTCACGATCTGGAACGTGTATGTCGCGCCGGCGGCGGTGGACAGCGATTCGGTGTACATCAGGCCGGACGTCGTGTTGAGCGTCGCGGTGTGGGCCGTTGATGTCGCCGTGTTCTGGATCAGCGCCATCGCGGCGCAGGCTATGTCGAACGGCGACGCGGCGGCGGTCTGCGGTTGCGCGCCGGCCGATACGTTGTCGTCGACGGACACGGCCGCGCCGTAAACGTCGAGGTTTGTGTAGGGGACCGGGGAGACCGTGACACCCTGCTGGACACGCGGCTGGACGCGGACCACGCCGTTGTTCAACCAGCCGGCGTTGGAGACGGATGCGCTCATTTCGAGATCCTTACTTCGGAGGTTTGCGTTGGTTCATCCGCGCGATCACGCGGTCGGCTTTCGCGTCGATGGCGCGCTCGGCCGCGCCAGAAAGTTTGCCCGCGTTATGCTGCTGCGAGGCGCGAGCTTTCGCGTTCGCGGCGTGACTGGCATCGGGGACCGGATAGCTGCGACCTGGGCCGGCGAACTTGCCGGCGGGGAGTTTGTCGCGGGCCTTGGCGGTCAGTTTGACCATCACACCCCCTATGCGATCAACTCAACCTGATCGCGGGTAAACGGGATCGGCGTCTCGCGGCCGAAATCTCTATTTTGGGAATTGGGCGCAATTCGCAAGCCCAACACACTCCAGGCACATTATGTCGCCGGATGCAAGGGGGGATTGGCAGCCGGCCAATAGAAATCCGCCAAACGGGCCAAAACACGTCGGATAATCTGAATCGCGGCCTCCGGCGAGACGGGTTCTGGTTGCTCGCCAACCCAAATGGGAATCGGGATGCAGTCGAACACCAGCCGCGAGACAATCGGTGCGTCGGCGCCCAAATGGGCTAATGCGGCGTCCAAACGGGCTCTGGTGGCGATCTGCCTGACCATGGACGCGTGGGCTCCCCCGGTGCCCCCAATTCCAGCGGAACGCATGTAATCAACCGCCCCCACATTCAGCCCCGCGCCGGATTCCTGCCAATCCATTCGCAGACATGCCGCCGCTTGCCGTGAGCGTCGCGGGGCGAATGAGAATTCCGGGCCTATCATGGGCCGGCCGGCGACGATCCGCACGACGGGGCCACGAAGCATCGTGCCGCGCGCCATGATGGCACCGCGGAGGACCGCGGGAGCAAGCAATTCCTCCGCCCGCTCTGTCTCGATCGCTTCCAACCTGGCACGCTCGGCCGCGGCGATTTCCCTGGCCAACTTCGCGGCGGCTCGCCGTTCGCGCTCAAGTCGTTTATGCACGAGTTTTTTCTCGCGCCTGGCCCTTTTGCGTGCCTCGATCTCAGCGGCGTCGATGATTGTCGCATCGGCCAATGTCGCGCTCATTCCGGTTCTCCAGGTGCCAGGCCGCCGAGCGCGCAGCGCATCGCGGCCCTGGATTTCCGGGTCTGGTAGGTCGCCTGCGCCTTCGTCGACAATTCGGCGAGCAGTTGGTCCAGAT